CTTTTGTATAAAGAGAAATATCATCAATCCAAAACTTATTAAAAGATATTGTTGCCATATGATTTAAGGAATCACCATCAACCCAAGCTTGGGAAGGTTCTGGGTCTGTAATATCTTGTTCTTCCCACAAATAAGAAACACACCATGCTTTAAGTCCAAAAAATTCTATCCAATATTCACAGCAATTTTTAAAATATTCAAAATCTACTTTAACTACCTTTGGAAGTTTCATTCATTTTACCAACTTTAAATTTTATTTTTTTAACTAAATCATTATATTTATATTCATATTCTAAAGATTTTTGTTTATAACTATTAATTAATAAAGATTGCTTTTTAAGTTGTTCACCTAATATATTAATATCTTGTCTTAAAATACTATTAGTACGGTATAAAAAATAAAAGAAAATACAAAAGATAAATATAATAACTGTTAACCATACCATTAAAACCTCCCTATTCTAATAAGCTGTTTGTGTATTGTTTACTTGTAAATACCACCTATTATTACTAGGATTATTATCAGGTACTATTATAGTAGGATTACTTTCTGTCATTGTACTATTATTGTTATTTAAATAAACATAAAACATATTAGATACGCAAACTAAAGCCAAATCTTCATTATTTAAAAGACTACCATTTATTCCATCTAAGGCATCTACAGTACCTCCAGTTAATTCAGTTTTAATATAAATAGTTTTAGACATAATCCACCTTTTAATATTTTATACAGTATAATACACTTACATTAACAGGTCGTGTTTCTGTTCCTAATCCATATGCAGTTGATGTTACAGGAGTAAGAGCATGAGCAATACGACTATCTAAAACACCTGCACTTACTCCGTTATATGCACCACCATCTTCCGAAGTACCTATTATTGGAGTTACATTGTGAGTATGTGAAGGAATTAAAGTATCTACCGCTTGTTTAGTACCAACATAATCGCCTGTAACACCATCACCTCTATCAGTTCTACCACCAGGATCAATACCTTCGGAATTATCCCATGCACGTAAAAATTTCCCATTAAAATTAGGTACATTAAATGTAGTAGAACCATCACCAGGACCATACATTATCCCAATTTCAGTAAACAATGCAGCATAAGTACTCCTACTAATTGCATCACCATTACATTCTTTATACCCTGAAGGAACAATATCATTAACAAAAGTTAAAACAGAACCAACTTTTTCAGTATTAGGATTTTGTAAAATCATATCTGTTCCATCATACCTCAAAACCATATCATGATTATCAATAATATCATTATGCCTAAGAGCTAACCCACCAGATTTTTTAATTGTTTTTGCTCCTACTCCATTAAAATTAATAGTAGGTGCAGCGAGATGATTTCTATAAGTAGCTTTTACATAATAAATACTATTTGCATAAACAGTTAAAGTAGGTGAAATGGTAGTAGTATAACTATTAATAGGAGTATCATTTCCTGTAGCATCATTATTATTTACATAATAAGTAACATAAGAAGTTAATGCCGTAGTTTGTTCCGTAAATCCAGCAACAGGAGCATGAACAGTAAAGTAACCTAAACGACAAGTACCAGCAGGAGTAGCCGGTATTGCTAATTTTGCTGCCGCTTCTGTAGTATATGTGGATGTATAATTACCAGCACCTGGAGTTAAAGTGATAGTTCCATCAGCAGCAATAGAAACTACATAAATACCCCATGTATTATTTTGTATAGTAAAGCTAGTAGGAAAAGCTGTACCTACTACTGTAGGACCTTTAACATAAGGTACCCCTAAAATAGTATAATTAAATGCTTTTTTATTTGAAGCATTGCCACCATAAGAAGCAACATTTTGAGGAGTAGTACCTGTTGCAAGTAAAACTGAATCTAATGGTCTATATAATGAAGTATCAAAAATAGCAGTACCTGTATTAATGGCAGAACCCATAGGAACATTATTACCAAAATCCCATATATTCTGCCAAGCAGAATTAGCTTCATCTCTTAATTTTAAAATATTTAAATTAGTATCATACCAAAACATACCAGCGACTAAATCAGATGGTTCAGTAGCACTTGAAAAAGAACTTTTTAAAGCCGCAAAATTATTTTCAATTTGTTGCATATTGGTTTGAACATCCGCAGTTCCAGCAAAACAATTATCAGTAAAATTTATAGGTGTCATTATTTAATTACCTCCGCAACTATTAATTCTTTAGCTTTAGCTAATTCCACAGTTATTTTAGCAACAGTTTCAGTTAAAGCTATTTCAATTTTTGGTTTAATATCTATTTCAATAATATTTTCTAAATCAAGTAATCGTTTTTCTATTTCTGCTTTGAATTTTAATACATTATTAGGGTCATAATTTATACATATATCTTTATTAAAAACATTATCTTTATATAATTTTACATAAGCAACATATGTGCCATCAAGATTTTGACCTATTGAATCTAATATAGCATTTACTGACATTATTTACCTCCAATTACGACCAACAAGCTGCAACACAATTTAATTGTTTCAAAAATAAATTACTTCCTTGGGTATTATCTGTAATAGTAACACGTACTTGTACATATCTTGCTTGAAATTCAGGAGCTAATATTTCAAAATAATCGGCATAATTTGTCATAGTTCCTACTGTAGTATTCCAAAAAATAGTAGATTGCAATACTACTGCTTTTGTTTCTTTAGCATTTAATTCATTCCAGGTAGTTACAATAGGAGCAATATCATTCCAAGTACTATTTGTAAAAAGAGCATCCCAAGTATTACCTGCACCTATAAAAGTTGAAAGAAAATCACCCCAAACCCTAACTGTTTTTATATCTCCTAAATCATATGTTGGAGAAGTCCAAGTACCAACTAATAAATCATTATCATGGTTACATTTTAAAACAACATTACCAGCATAAGAAGTAGTACTACAATTTACAAAAGTTCCTGTAGAATAATCCCATGACCATGTATTTGTAGATACATAACCAGAAGGAAAAAATACTTCACAAGATGCAGAAGGTGGATTATCAGAATATAAACCATTACTACCTTTTGGAGACATAGTAAAATTATGTACTCCTGGTCTAACACCAGATTTAGTAATAATAGGAGCTTTATTATAAGCAAATAAAATACCACCTATCCAAACTGATCCTAATCTTGCTTCATATCCATCAATATCATCATCAGTTATTAAAGGAGCCATTAAAGTTACAGTATCACCAGAAGCTACTGCTGTTAATGATACTAAATCTGAAGGGGCATTAATTTGTCCTATTACCGTATAAGTATTTTCTGTGGCATTATCAAATCCTTCAGTTGCACCCCAAATATTTATAGAAACTAATTTTATATAATATTTTTGTCCTTCTAATGCTGGATCAATAATATAAGTACTTGTAGCATTTGTTTCATGACTATATGTACCATTTTCCCCAACTTTTACCCAAACTTGTGCATAATCCCAAAAAGGATAAGTAGCTAAGGTAGGAGAAGAAAAAGATATTTTTAACCTTGTAAATGATCTTGTTCTATAAGGAATAATTTCTTCAGTAAAAACTACATTTGTAACACTAGCTACATCATCTTGTGGGTTTATTATAGTAGTATCTTTCCAAGTATGGGATTGTAAATTATAAGTATCATCATATAAATCTTCATCTTCTTCTATATAGTTTATTTTAACTAAACCATCTTCATTAATCCCTATATTAGCAACCCTTAATAATTTAAGTGTCCAACCAGGTATACTATGGGTTAAATAAATTAAATCATTAGGTTGTAATGCAAATAATCTAGTAACACCAACATGTGAAACTGTTTTATTAATTCTATATCTTTCCAGAAAATAATTAGACATTTTTTCAGCATTAGTAGAACTATTAATACCTTTTACTACAACTGTTTCTTCCCTATAATCACCATCAGCCGCAACTAATAATACATCACTTTTAACAAAATCATTTAATTGGTAATCTAATTCAGAATCTAAATATTGTAATCTAATAGCATTAGGAGTATCAAAAATAGAAGGTTGTTTTATAATTAAGGTACTATTATCTCCATCAAAAATAACATCATCTTCTGTTAAAGTCATTACTACAGATTCATAATTTATATCTTTATAAAATATTTTAAATTCTTTACCAGTAAAAACTACATTGCCTCTATAAGTATTACATATATCAGTTAAATTATCAATCGCTGGTTTATTATCTTCTATAGGTAAACCAATTGTCCAACCTTTAACAGTACAATAAGTGGCTGTTTCAATAACAGAATCATCATCAATCCTATCTTCACTAATACCTAAACCACCACGTCTTCCTGATCTAATTAAAAAATCTCTTGTACATAATGCAGGATTATTACTATATTCAGTTAATAAAGTAGTAGGATTATAAACTTTTGTACCTTCTACAATTAAAGTAATATCAGGAATATTTTGAAAAATAGATTTATCATAAAGTAATCTTATATAAATATATGCAGTATTTTTTAAAGTATCTGTCCAGTCAGTACAAGCAGAATTAAGTGTAGAACAAACAATTTGGTTTGGTGTACCTGTAAAAACTTCATAATAAACATTATTAACATATGGAGAAGTAGCTAATAATTCTCCATTTATAAAAATTTGATCTACACCAGCACTTTCATAAATTCCTTTTATCTCTCCTTCACTAATAGTACCAACCATATGTAAATAACTATTATCTACACCAGAAACAGATTGATATATAATATTTAAACCTACTCTAACTTTACCATAAATTAAAGGTAATGTAGCTGAAGTAGATTTTGTATTAACAAGGTGTCCACGGTTAGATTCTTTTAAAGCTTCAGATTCAGGTTCATCTTCATGTGGTTTTGGTGTTAATAAAGAAATACCAATATTAATAGCTAAAGAAATAAGCATCATAATTATTGGAGTTATAAATGCATCCCCATGATTATTACTAAATATTTCTTTAATTATTTTTAAATGATATTTAAAATATTTTATCACTATTTAAATACCTTTCTAGCCTTAATTATAGGCATATTAATATCTTTACCACAAGCAAAAGCTTGTACTCCTGTATTTACAAAACAAGCAAAACTTATTTGGTTACCACCATAAATAGCAGGAATTAAATGTGGTTGTTCATTATTTTTTATAAGAACAGCATCACCTATTATACACTTACTAGGGTCTATTTCTTCACCAAATAAATCATAATATTTAAATACATAAAAATCTCTATCACCTTTACCACAAATTGTAAATAATTTAATATAGGTTTTACTATTTACAATTTCACCAGAATCAAGTTTAAATTCACTAGGCATTTTAATACCTAAACCAGTATAATAGGCATAAATAAATCCTATACAATCTAAACCTTTTTTTTCGCTAGACCAATTAACAGAGTTACTACCTCTTAAAAAAGGTATACCTCTATACTTATCTAATTCTCTAGCTAAGTTGCCCCTTGGGTCCTTCCCCACCATATATCTTTTTCCTCTATTGCTGGTAAAAATCTAAAACCACCAAAATAATTTTGATTACCTAATGCAACACAACTATCATAACTTAAATCACAAGTACCTGAACCACCATAACCACATTCTGACCCTTTAAATGTCCATTGACAAGTAGCTGCATGATTCCGTAATGCTTTTTTATTCCATAAAATTAATTCAGAATTTAAAGTTAATTTTATTAATTTATCACCTTGTATTTCATATTCACCAATAATACCTGTAAATGAACCATCATCAACTATTTGACTATAAACTCCTTTTTTTACTTCTAATGCATATGGAGAAACATCCTCAATAAAAAAAGTATAACTATCACCATTATAATTAAATCCACTTTCAATAGACTCCCAATTATATATAGAACCTCCTGGGGATGAAACGATGGTAACGCCAGTATCAGAAGGTGTAAGAACTTCTTTCAGCGAAATATCATCAACTACTGCTGTTCCGGGAGTGCTTGTAAGATTTAATCTATAGTTTGGGTAAATAGTACCAATACCATAATTAGCTGTAAAATAATCTGTGTAACTTCCAGCAATAGTCCTGTACGAGTCAACATCACCACCAAGTCCTGGGGTGGTAAAAACACCCGGTGATGGGATTGATGCTATTGTAACAAGTTGTCTATACAAACTTTTCTTAATAACATTAGGATCTGTATCTTGAAAAGCCATAGCAATCCCACTATTACAATTAAGATTCATCTTACCGGCTGCATTCCACGATATACTACCTAAATATGAATGGTCATGCCATCCTGTAATATTAGTATCAAATGTTCCATTTGTAAGTAATTCCGGCCCATATGTTTCCTCTGTACCAGCAGCCTTGATATATCCAACAATTGATTTTCCATTATTATCTATAATAATAATTTTACCATTAAGGTAAGGAGTTAAATAATTAGCTAAATTAAAATCTACAAAAGCATTACCATCAACCAATGATAATTTTATAATACTACCACTAGTATCAACAGAACCAGACAATAATAATTTATCAGTAGAAGATGGTAATAAAATAGAATCAACAGATGAAGATGGTAATAATAAAGTACTTGACATACCACCAGTGCTATCTAAAATTATTGAAGAAACTTCACCAAATAAACTATAACTATCATCAAGGATATATGTCATATCATCATCTTGAATGGTACATCCAAAACTTAAAATAGTTACTTTATTTCTAACATCTTCATTAAGTAAGATACCAGAAAAAACTCTATTTTGATTTCCTATTTCTAATTCTACTTCATCTACATTTAATTCTGAAGAAAAAGAAATATCACTTACTTTAAAATCTAAAGAATTATATTTATGACCATTATAATAAATTGGTTTATCATTATTAGTATAATAATATTTAGTAGCACCACCTGTACCTAAATACAACTCTAATAAATAAAATATTCCAACAGTGTCTTTTGTTATCTGTCTAGATAATAGAGGATCAAAATTTTTCATTTAAGTATAATTTAATCCCTTTAAAAGTATAGAAGTTTTTAATGCCTTATATTCAAAAGATTCACGGGAAAGTTGATCTTCTTTGAATCTGCAATATATCCTTAAATAACCAGAAAAATCTATAGTAATAATTGCACCAGTAGCAGGAGCAGTATTAAAAGTTATTCTATCAGAACTTTCCAAACCACCGCCGGTAACAATAGTATAATTAGTTGAAACAACCACACCACCATCAATATAAACTATATGGTCTGTAGTAGTTTTCCCACTTATATCAAAAGTTATAGTAGCTCCATCTCCCATTCCTACCCATATAGAATCATGATCTTCAACCAATAAATCATAAATATAAAATGCTTCATATGCACCTTTTCGTGCCATATAAAAATTCCATAATGTTTTAAAATCAGTTTCAGATAAATAATCATAAGTTAAACTAACATCATAAAAAGCATATGTTTGTTTTTGCTTTCGTTGTTCTTTAAGTGAATCAGTTTCAGCAATAATAGTTTTCCATATTGGTGTTACTATAAAACCTGATTCACTGGGATAAGGAGGAATAGGATATTCTGACATTATAAATTACCTCATTTAACTATCTAGTAGTTCGTTTTACAGTTTGTCTAAAACCTTCATTTTTTCTTAATGAAGTATCAACAATTTTAACTATAGCATTAGGATCTTTATTTAGCATATCCACAAATGATTTAGAATCAACCGCAGAAATACTAATATTATAAACAGGTTGTGTTTCCCCTGAACCTTTAGTTGAATTAGCAATAGAATTTAACCAATCATTTTGCTCTTGCGTAATATATCTTTCCCCAACCTTATTAATAACCATACGTTCATCTGAATTTAAACCACCACTATGGAAACTTTTTATACCAACAACTCCACCTTGATGATGAAATGATAATCCCATAGCAGTTCCTACTCCAGTAACATTAGTAGTACCTCCAATACTTGAACCACCACCAAACATACCTATAACACCATTTATTACAGTACCAAGAATACCACCCATCATATTATTAGAATTACCACCACTATTGCCTTTCATATTTTCTATACCAAATAACCATTTAACTATCATTTCACCTACTAAATTATCCCATATAGTCATTATTTTATCTGCAAATGATAAAAAGTAATCCTCAAATGATTTTAATTCATTATGTCTTATATCAGAAAAAATACTTGTAACACCATCTCTTATACCATTAGCTATACCAAGAACTGTATCATAACCCCATTTATTAAAATCACCATAACTTTTTCTTAATTCATCAAAAGCAGCACTAACATTTTTTACATTCCTAACAGCATCATTGGTAGATTTAGCAATATCAGAAATACCCTTAGTTGTAGCTATATCTTGTTTACCAGCTGCCGCATTTCTAAGACTAGCTTCTTCAAGGTCACTTATAATTTGTAAATCAGGTGATAAATACCCCGTAGTTTGATTAGCTTGGGCATTATATTTAGCCCTTAAATTAACTAAATCTCTTTGTAAATCTTCTTCTATCCTTAATAATTGAAGTTTTGTATTTTCTTGAATTCTAATCCTTTCAGTAGCATACCACTGTTCTTGAGTAATAAAACCCCTATCTTCTAATAATTTTATTCTTTCTGTTTGTAAATCTATTTCAATATCAACTAATTCTCTTGAAGTATCTAAACTATCTTTTTCAATTTTATCTTTTAATTGTACTCTTTCATACCATTTTTTCTGTAATGCTTTAGATAATTTATCTTCATTATCAGTAATTAATTTATAGGTTTCAGAATTAACTTTAAGTATTTCTGTTTTAATTGCTTCACCTTGAAGCCTATAAGCCTCTATTTTTTGATTTTTTAATTCAGTATCTTTGGTTCTGGAAACATCTGTATCTAAAGTTGGTTTTAAATCTTCCCATTTTTTTTGTTCTACATAAAGTATTGCTAATTTATCTTCTTCTTTACTTTTAGCTATTTGTATCAAAGCAGTATAATATTCTTCCTCACTAGATAAATTCCTATTATGGCTAGAATCAATAGCCTCATCAACATCTTTATAGTGAAGGTTGATTTGTTCTAATTGTTGGTGTAATTCTTCTTTTAAATTTTTATATGCACCTTTTTCTAAAGATTTAGAAAGACCTTTGGTTTTCTCTCCTGGATCAGGAGGTACTTTACCTTTATCTTGTGGTTCAACTTCTTCAGGTCCAGTATAAAATGTATCCCCATAATGCTCTACTACTGCATTTTGGGATTTCAATGCAGCTATTTGTTCTTTAAGTGCTTTTGCTCTTATGGAATCAGGAACATTTCCGGGTCTTGGTTTGCCAACAAACATTACACTATCTTGTTGTTCTAGTTGAAATAATTCATATTCTGCTTTTGCTAATTCTGTATTTCGTTGTTGTGTAGAAAAATTCCTAACATTATCTATTAATGATTTAGTTTCCTGTTGTATTTTTTTAATTTGGTTATAATAATTTGCTGCTACTGTTATTAAAAGACCAAGAGCAACCGCAGCCATATTAGCTGGACTAACCAAACCAGCAATAGCATTAGCAAACCCTATTGTACTATATTTAATACCGTCTATAATACCTAAAATAGATATGGACATAAATAAGGACTTTAATCCAGATAATACAGGCATTAATGCGCCTATTGCTAATCTGGCAAATAAAATATTACAAAATAATACAATGGCTTCTTTACATTGTAATATTGCTAAAGCTAAACTTCCTAATATACCTATTACAGGACCTAAACCAGCCCAAAGTCCAATTAAAACATCTTTTAAATTTAAAATTACAGCATATGTGGTTTTACCAGCTTCACTTAATCCTTCTATTTTTTCTTTTGTTGCTAATAAAGGATTAACAGCATATAAAGCTGCTCTAGCTACATCTAATAAAATTGTAACAATACCAGCTAAACTTGAAGTTGATAAAGTAGCACCACTAGCTAATTCATCTAATGTAGTTTTAAATAATTGCCATTGTCCTGCAATACTTTTTAATTTTGGTTCAACACCAGCCATTACTCCACCAGTAGAACTCATAATATCTTGTATTGTAGTTTTATATTTATCCCAATCTCTAAGCATGGCTGTGAAAGATTTCATTCTTTCAGTAGTCATAATAGTACCAAAAAATTGTTGTAAACCTAAAGGTAATTCACCTTTAACATTAAGTTTTTCCTTAATAGTAGTCATGATATGGTCAAACTGTTCTGCTAAAGTTTTATTCATATCAAAAAATGTTCCAGGTTTAAAACCCAACGCTATTTCTAATTTCTTTTGTACTGATTTTTTTGCTATTTGGTCAAAAAAACCACGTAATGACCTAGCTGCTGAACCTGCTTTTGAACCTAAATCTGTAACAACAACTGCCATAGCAAGCATTTGCTCAGTAGTAAATCCAGCCATTTTAGCAGCTTCACCTAAATGCTGTGTTACTAATGTAAAAGCTTCTGGTCTAATAACACCTTTTGCTTGTGCAGCAACCATTTGGTCCATAATAATTTTAAATTTCCCAGCTTCAGTAGTTGCACCTTTTATAGAACCTTTAAAAGTATTATAAAAACCAACAATTGCTGTACCAAATTGCTCCATATTTATATCAGGATAAGTAGAAGTTAATGCCGCTAACTCTTTTACCATACCCCTAACATTTTCAGGACTAACACCAGCACCTATAAAACCTTCAACTGATTTAGCAAGTTGGTCAAAAGTTACTGGAATTTCCAGAGTAGCTTTTCTCATATCTAAAACTAAACTAGAAATATCTTGTTTAGCTTTTTCAGTTACTTCACCACTAGATGCTCCCCACCTAAGTAATTTAGCATTCCATTCATCTAATAAAACAGAATATTGAATACCACGTTTAATAAAATCTACAGGTAATTCCACTGCTGTAAAAAGGGCAAATCTAGCAGCATACCATCGTGCTTGAAAACCTAATAAATCTTTAACACCTTCAAAATACCCTTCTCCTAATATATTTTGATATTTCCTAGTTTTAGTAGTAGTGGAAGTAGTTGAAATTTTAGTATCTATATCTTTAATTAAACCATAAGCTTGTTTTAATCTACCAATATCTGCTTGGGAAAAAATTTGAGAAAAAGCATTAGTTTTAGTAGTTTTTATAGAAGATACTTTTTCTAATAGTGGTATAAAAGATTTTAATGTAGATTTAGCAGTTTGTGCCTCTAGATTTAACTTACTAAAAAAAGGAATTTTTAATTTTTGTAATGAATCTAAACTTGCTTTAATTTTTTCAACAGCTTGTTTTGGTCCATTAACAGAATTTAATATAGTTTCTATTTCAATTTGAATTTTGGATTTAGTTGCCAATGTTTTTCCTCTTAATAGTAGCTTCTACTTTAATATCTTTAGAGCAATTTTCACAATCTTTATCTAATCCAACTTGTTGACAGGTCATACAATATTCATCCATTGTATCATCATGAGATTTAACTCCTAAATAAGATAAAACAGCTTCCCTAAATAATACTTCCTTATTTTGATACTTTATAAAAAATTCTGCACCTTTAGGAGTAACATTCCATAATATATCAGAATATTTTGTAATATCGCCTTTAGATAATAAAACTATTAGTTCTGTAACCCAGTTTCCTTCTCTTGTGTTCCTAAATTTCCTTTTATTTTTTCTATTGTTGCTGTTATTTTTGTTAAGAGTGAAGAAATCTGGTTGCAATCGAAAAAATCTTCAATTACCTGTATTGTTTGTTCTGGAGATAATTCAAAAGATATTTCTTTAGTTATAACTTCAATATCTTTATCTCTTAAAGCTACATCAGAAGGTTTTAAAACTATAGCAATAGCTGTGGGTAATTTATCACCTAAAACACTAATTAAAGATATTACATTAGTATCTTCTGGTAATATTAAACCTTGTATTAAATTTGTAAGTTGTTGAATTTGACCTAAGACTAACGGAGTTTGTTTATACACCTTATCTCCAATGGTGTATTTAAATTCTTCCATATTCTCCCCCATGAGAAATTAAATTTTAAATATATAAAAGGAGGTTATATTGCATAACCTCCTTAATTATATATAATTATTGAGAAATATTAGCCGCTGTTTGTGTATTCCATAAAATTACTGCTAATGAAGAAGCTCTATTACCATCATTATAATAACCTGTAAAATTCATATCAACCATGATACCATTAGGACCACTAACAACAGGAGCAGATGGTTCAAATAACAATTCATCAATATAAAAATCTATTTTTTCATTATTTGCAGAACCAGCACCTGTTCCATGAGTTAAAGTTATAACTAAGGAAGTTTCAGCATTATTAATGGCTTTATCGTACATAGTTGTATCTTCAAATAATACTTTAACATTACCAGATACTTTAGCCATCCCTTCAGGCATAGCATAACGTGTTCCTGTACCATCAATAACAAATATAGACCCATCAAGGTTATTTTCTAAAGTAAATTCTATTTCAGAACAAATACCTAAAGAAACACCACCTTCCATTATTGTTGCTTGAAAACCATCAAATTGTTGTCCAACAGCTTGTGAACTATAATTTGTTGCATCCGAATCAAAACTTGTCGCAGTAACAGTTTCAACAGCACCCATAAAACTAAATACTGTATCAATAAATCCCTCTGGTTTAATATTAATTTTCATACTATTAACTTTACAACCATTATATACAAAATATTTTGGTACAGTTAAATCAGTAAATTGTTTTTCAATTGTTATACCAGCAGGCAAATCATTAATTTTAAAAGTATGTGAATAAGGATTAGCTCCAGATGAAGTAAATGTACCTAAAGCATTATAAAATAATTTACCAATATATGGACTTAACTCCATAGTTATATCACCAGCTACTTCTTTATTTCCTCTTGCTGGTTTTGCTGTATCCCTAACACCAGTTAATGTTTTAGAATCTATTAAATTCCTTGTTTGCCTTAATGATTCACTAACAAATGGTAAAACATGAGCATCAGCAGGGCTCCTTGTAGTTTTAAATGTAGTTTCTGTATCATAAATAATTTTTGATTTTGAACCTTTTGCCTGTGGCATTTTATATACCTCCTAAACTTAATTACAAAAATATTTCTATTATTAACTACCTGGTAATAAAATTCTATTAGTAAATGAAGAAGGCTCTAATAAAGCATCACCATCATCATCACCCATATCACCAAGTTTGTGTCTATAAACAATCCTATAAGGTACTAACATAGCTGTTATTTGGTTTGAAGCATCAACAATTAAAAAATCAATACCTACACGTTCTGAATAACAAGCATGATTACTAAAATATCTATTAGTATACATAGCTGTATGTATATCATTTAAAAGTGATTCCATTATAGCATCACTAGCCCAAACTTCTAACACTACCATCCAACTCCATGTTTCCATACCAATTACAGCTTCAATACCTTCATCTATTCTTGTTTCTCTATCTGAATAGATAAAACAAGTTGGATAAGGAACATTTTGTGTATTACTAGGAGGCATTCTGCCAAGTATAACACTTTTAAATCTTCTAACATCATTAGAAGCTACAATACCTTCTATTGTAGATTTTATTACAGTTAAAATATCCTGTCTAGTAGTTGCCATTATTTATTCTTTATAGCAAAAGCAATTGCTCTAGGAAGTAATCTATCTATTCCTATATCAACAGTATCTTCAAACATATTTTGTATGGTATCTGGATCAACTCTTTTTCTAATTGTTACTTCTCTTTGAGCATGAAATTGATATTGCTTACTTTGATTATCACCAGTAAACCATGCACCATATTTCCCAAAATTTTTATTGAATTTCATTCCTGGAGTTACTCTTTTATATTTGGTCCAAGGAAAAGGTATAGTAAGCAATTTATCTTTTGCATAAATTGTTTTAGAACCTTCACCAATTACAGTTGATGCATAAGGAGCAACATCAGTATCTATAAAAAATCCAACTTCAGTTCCATATTGATTAAGTTTTGTATTAGTTGTCCTTAAAGCCCTTGTTAACCTACCAGTTTTTTTAGTTAAAACAGAATAAATATAATTACCTATTTTAGATTCTGCTTTATTTAAAATAGTATTTAAATTTTTATGAATATAGGTATTAACTCCTTTTCCAAGTCCTTTTATTTCTTCATAATTAATTAAATCTTTAGTTCTTATTTTTACTTGCAACATTACCTATCACCAGGTATTCTTCTATATTTCATTAAAATTTCTTTAACTTCTTTTAATAAATCCATACCACCATAATCAGTAGAAATTCTATTTACATCAGGAGTACCAACCCAAGCCATACCAATTTCTTTACGTTTTCTAAAAATAAAAGCACATTGAAGCATACAAGCATATTGTAAAGAACTAGGAACATTTAATACGCCATCAGTTTCAGTATAA